ATGCCAGCAGCACAAAAAGGGGCCATAAGTTTCGGATTGGTCCATATCCCGATTGCCCTGCATACAGCAACCCAAGATAATGACATCCACTTCAATCAACTATGCAAAGAGGATGGATCGAGGATCAAGTATAAAAAGGTCTGTGCCAACTGTGGCAAGGAGGTCGGAACCCAAGATATTGTCAAAGGCTTTGAGTTTGCGCCTGGACAGTATGTGACCATGACCGACGCAGACTTTGAAAAGGCGAAAACAGAAAAGGATAAGACAATACAAATCCTGCATTTTACTGACATACAAAATATCCGGCCTATTTATTTTGACAAAACGTACCATGCTGTTGTCGAGGCCGGAGGCGATAAAGCTTACGAACTTCTTCGAAAATCCATGCTTGATGAAGGTAAAGTTGCAATCGCCAAAACAGTCATGGGGCAATCGGAAAAGTTACTCTGCTTAATCCCTACACCCAAGGGACTCCTTGTTGAGACTTTATTTTTCTATGATGAGGTCAAAGAAATTCCGAAAGAACCCGCTCATCCAGAATTGCAGCCCCAGGAAATTGATATGGCAAAAATGCTTATCAACTCTATGGACAAGGAGTTTGAGCCAGAGTTGTACCACGATGAATACCAAGTGCGGTTGAGACAAATTATAGAAGCAAAAATTAACGGCCAGGAAATTGTCAATGCACCGGTAGAGCATCAGGATAATGTGATCGATATTATGGAGGCTCTGCAGCGTAGCCTTGCACAGGTATCAGGTAATAAGCCACCGACTAAGCGTAAACCACGTAAAAAGGCTGCTACAGCATGATGGACCTGTTTGAAAGCAAAAACATTAAGCCGATGTTGATTGGCAAAGAAATGTCTCCATTCGATGACCCGAAGTATATGTATGAACTAAAATGGGATGGAGAGCGCTGTGTAGCATATTTGGAGCCTGGAAAACCACCAGAACTACGCAACAAGCGTAATGTCCGTATGCTATCCAAAGTACCGGAGCTGTCCGAAATCGGTAAGCAGGTCAAAAAACGTTGCATTTTGGATGGTGAGCTTTTTATTTTAAAGGATGGGCGTCCTGATTTCTCCCTTATCCAACGCCGCAGCCTTATGTCGGACCGATTCAAAATTGAGTTGGATTCTAAACATAATCCAGCTACATTTTCAGCTTTTGATATCCTGTACTATGACTGCCAGGAAACTATGCTCTTACCATTGATGGAGCGCAAAGCCTTACTTGACAAATCTATTACGGATGGCCCCCGTATGGCTATCTCGCGCTATGTGGATGGACAGGGTACGCCACTATTTGATTTTGCTGTAAAAAGGGAACTGGAAGGGATAGTTGCAAAGGTTAAGGACAGTATCTATATTCAGGATAAGCGAACAACCGACTGGATAAAAATGAAGGTTATGATGGAGGAGGATTATGTGGTTTGTGGATACATCCGCAAAGGTAACCACATGATCAGCATTGTCCTTGGACAATACCGAGGGAACAACTTAATATACAAAGGCCATGTTACCATGGGTGTCAGTGGGCAGGCGTTTGATATCATCTCCAGACATTCCACGCTTACCACTGCCCCATTTATCGCATATCCAGCAGGCCACGGCAATCATCGGGCTATCTGGCTCTCCCCGGACCTTGTATGCATAGTCAAGTTCATGCACAAAACAAAGTCTGGAGGGATGAGACAACCGGTATTCAAAGGATTACGTTTTGATAAGATTGCAGAAGAGTGCGTCGAAAAAAGCCCCTAAAGAAAGGGGCTTACATACTTACTCGTCCACATACTCGATCAGTTCTCCGACATTACAGCAAAAATATTTGCACAATTTGCAGATCAGATTTGCGTCGATTCTCTGAAATTCATCTCGGCAATATCGGTTAAAATTCGCTCTTGGGATATTTAGGGCTCTACATACCTTATTTTTACTTATCCCACGTTCTTCCATCAGTTCAATTATTCTCATATGTAAATGTGCCATTATCCTTCCCCCTAGCGGACACGTCCAACTACTTTTAAAAAATATTTGTATTCACCCGAACATCCTGTTGGAAACTGGCGAACTGCCCCAGCGGGTGCCCTCCGAGAACCTGGTGACCGCACAGTTCTCGGAGGCGGCGAAGTAAGCGCACGAATTTGACGCCAGATCAATCAAAAATCCCCCGGACCAATCGACAGCCGGTGAAATTTTCAGTTCCCAATATCAAAAACAATCCTGTCCGCCAGATAGATCGGCACAGTCAATATCTTTTCGTCCTCTGCCTTCCCGCCGCAGGTTTCTCCCTTTAAATAGTGATTTAGGCGGTTATAAGACTTATTCTACAGCGACTGCACTTGGGCTTGCGCCAGCCACAATCAATGACATCGTACAGGTTATCAATGCAATGCCAGATAGTTCCATCTTACGATGTTCTGTAGATAGTCAGTTTCCTAATATTACATTTCCTTCCAGCTACGGAACACTGGAAATTAAAAAAGCAAACAAGAATTGCGTAGCATTGAAATACTATGTTAGCTGGGGTGACGCCAAGGGAAAAACCTATACTGGGTCTTACCATAGCAGCTCTGGCTTTTCAGGTTGGTATGCGTTTTTGCAAGACTCGGATTTAAACGTCTCTACCATAAATGGTAGTGTTAAGACTACGAATGATTGGACCACAAATTTTGCCAGGGCTAAAAAGAGTGGCTGCGCAGTTGCGTTAAAAATCGATGCCACTGCAAAAACCGCCAGTAGTGGGTGGATCATAGTTGCTTCTGGACTCCCGGCGGCAGCTGACGACTTTTTTTTACCAAGGTTATGATGATGGGCATGGCGCGTACAAAATAAAAATTGATACGTCTGGAAATCTTTCGCTGTCCAATCGGTCTGGAAAGGTGGCAACATATGTAGATACTGTGATATCTTATATTGCAAAATGATCATTGTGTCAAAGCAACTGATCCTACTTTTGATCCATTTTTGTAGACAACAAGGTTTTTGCCACCCTGAATGTCCATAGATATCCAGGACTGCCCACCATCTACATCAGCCCGAACATACCCATAATCCGATGTTAGAATATATTCATCCCATTTCCATCCAGCAGCATTTACCCAGCCTTTTAGTGGTCGGTCAGTGCCGATTGGCATTACAGATAAGGTGCCATAGTTGGATGATTGTTTAACGCAATATGCAATGGCCGCCCCATCACTATTAGTATACCTAATTATGCTGGTGCCTACGGCAATGTTGGGCCAATACGCAATGATTTGATTTTTAATTGTACTCATTGCGTGACTACCATCCGAAAATGTATACGATTTAAACCCATCTAAATCACTATTTAGCCCGTTTATGAACTAAATCTCAATACCAATTTTAGAAAGAGCCTTTGTATAATGTCTCTTTAATTTTTCTACTTTTTCTCCACTAATTTCCAAAACCTCTGCAGTTTTTGCAGGATTCAATAAGAAAGCTGCTCCATCAAATAGATCGCCATCGATATATAAATGCGATCTTTTCAATTTTTGTTTTAGCTTGAGCCTTGAAAATACATCTCTAAATTTTTTACATTTAATATGAGCATAAACACCTGATCCGATAATACGATCAACAAGAATCTCTAGTATTTGCCCATTACAGTTGCTTTGTAATTCAGTATGATATTTCAAATCATCAATTTTTTCATTTTCACCTACACAATAAAAAACTATTCCACCCAAATCAAAAATTGCTGCGTTCACTTTTTTCTCCTGTCAAATATTATTTTTCATAACATAGAGAAGTAATCTCCACTTTCCTTCTCAGACCTCTGGCGTATCCCGTGTATTATAACTCATATTCAAAATTGGAACAACGTTCAATTTTGAACCATTTTCAATCCATCAATACGTTTAGTATCAATAATAAATGTATCATCTTGGTTATGAACTTTTATAAAATATTTTGTGATTGATTTTTCGAACATTTGTTTGTATAATGTTGTTGAGGTGATTACAGACATGACCAAACGGGTATATGTTATCGCGTCCTTCAATCCTGATGGGCGAGTCCTTCCGCTGTGGATGCGGCTCTCCTTGGACAAGGACTCGCCGACGTACAAAATTATAGATAGCAAATGCATATCAATGCCAGACAAGTATACCGCCTATGCAGACTTCCGCTGTGTGGTCATCGCAGGCCAGTACAACCATGAGGTGACACTACGATTCTACAACCAGGAATGCAAATGGCATCTGACTGTTAACAACAGCTCTCCGCTAGCAATGGAGTAAATACCAAAAGCGAATCCCCTATAAGTTGCTTTCTTGTGGGATTCGCTTGTTTCCATTATAGATCATCTGTTTCAAAATAACCATCATTGTACTCTACTAAAATCCCATGATAATGAGATCTCATTTTTTCTCTAATCTCTGCTGAAATATTATTTTTCTCGCACAAAATATCATATGCTTCCTCTTCACTACTAGCTTCTTTGATTAAAAAAATTCGATTTACTTCAAAATATCCACCAACAAATAAATATTCATTTTTCATTTATAATTCCTTTTCCCTAAAATAACGACCTCCGCTTTTTGTGGAGGCCATTATCGTACCTCAAAGCAGAATGCCCTACTCCTCATTCACAAACTGGAACATACATTCAGCCGCCCGCAAATATCTGCCATTGTCAAGCTTGATCAGTGTTTCTCCAGGCTCCCAAACATCGTCTCGAATAATTTCACCCTCGTGCATTTTAGTGGTGTCATACTTATAGCAGACCACTACACGCCTGCCAATATTTTTACTCTGCTCCGGATAATTATCGTAATCAATAGTTTTTACATATCCCATAATTTCACCTCTCTACAATTTGATTAGCATGTATTTAAACCTTAAAACATTCGCACTTGACCAATGAAAAATGGCATATTGGGCACATTTCATAATTACACCCCAACAAATGTAGCTGCCCCTTTTTAACTCCACACGTCGGACAGATGGCTGCAGACCACGAATCTTCATTCGAATATTTGCATTCTTCGCCATATTTTATGCGGCGAATTTTCAAGCCATTATTCTCCAGATATTCTTTTCCCAGCTTTAAGCCTAACATTTCTTTATCTGGATCTGGGATATTATCAAACTGGATACCATCACACGAATTTATAAATTTCAAAACGATTCCAGCTTTTTTTAGGGCCGCTTCAATCTGATAAAAATCCTCAGATGATCGGCTGATACGATCTGGTGATACAGCGATAATACGCGCCTTATCCCCTCTTGAAGCTTCAATTAATGTTTTAATTAATCCTTCTCGCTTCAAAGAAGTACCTGTACCGACTTCTGAAATTATCTTGTCGCAAATAATCCCATGTGTATTACAATATTGTTTTACCTTATCAGTTTGTATGTCCACCTGTTCTTGGATGGAGCCACGCACATATCCTATAACCATCACAATCCTCCCTTAGTCTTTCTTTAGTATATCATATCATAATGCTATTGTGAATATCTCGTTTACGCTGCCCAGACAACCGGGAACACGTGAAGATCATCCATGACCTCCGCCGCTGCCCGCTGAATGGTCGGCGTCACAAAACTGGCGATCACACATCCATAATCAGTCTCTTTAACTTCCCATTTCTTAATTTCAAACAGGTCAGGCCGATAAAAATCAAAATATGGAATTTCCTTCTTAATCTGGTCCAGAGTGTCTTTTTGCGCGTTTATCATAGCGCTTTATCTCCTGCTAAATAGTAAGCCAGTTTTATGGCACTTTCCTTGCTGCTGTGTTTCTTTTTCCATCTTGTGACGCATTTTTTGCTTACAAATCGCCACATATTAGAAAAAGTATGGAAAGATATCTGATAACTCTCTCCACCAATCTCAAAATTGAAATAGACAATAAAAACATGTGCCCCGCTATACAATGTCCTGTCTACCTTAACATAATACTTAAACCCAGTATTTGGGTTTCGTTGTATTGCCTTAATTGCCTTGACAATACAATGGTCTTTCACGTCATATCCCTTCTTGTAGTACACCTTCCCTATAGGGAGAAGGGAGGAAACACGCGATAATACATCATCTTGACGCTTTCCACCATCGGAAGCTAATTGAGCAAGAACAATTTGCTTTGCAATGTATTTATCCATAATAGTTTCCTCCCCCTTTTCTGGCTATATAGCCAATGTCTTTTTCTGCCAAGAGACATTAACTTGGAACGGTCTTTCAACCGCCACAATCCGATATCCCAATTCGGATATCACCCTCTAGCTCCCATGTACACTATTGGATATGGGAACACTCGTTAATTCTAACGATAGAATCGGCTTTCAGGTTTCGCCGCAACCTCCCCGTATTGCCGTTAGGACAGCAACTAATTGTGTTATTATTTAGCCTCATATGCCTCAAAAAAGTAACGTGCCGTCATTTTGTTTTCCTCCGTTCCTTTGATGATTATATTATACCCCAATATTAGGGTATTGTCAATAGTTTATTACCCTAATATTAGAATATTTTTATTGACATATTTCGTACATGTGATATTATAAATACGGAGGTGAACTTATGGTAAAATATAAAGTAGATGTCTTTGCTATTATGAAGGAAAGGGGATTCAACCAGACACGTATTCAACGTGAAAACTTATTGCCCAAACAAACAATAGCCAACATAAAAGCTGGAAAATCTATCACGCTGGAAACGCTAAATAAGATCTGTTTAATGTGCCGATTACAGCCAGGCGATATAATAGAGGTGATTCCTACAGATGAGGAAAAAATCAAATATTATTAAATGCCTATTGATTTTACCCTAATATAAGGGTATATTAAAGATAGTTAAGGAAGGCAATGCCTTAACGAATACAAGGAGTACAAAAAAGTCGAGACAATGGTTGACAAACTCATTGACGATACCCAAAAAGGCATGGACAACTAAAAAAGCCCCTCGCATGAGGGACGAACAATCAACAAGGGAGGGCGGGCTTCCACCGCTCCCTCATTCATACATATTATAACTTAAGTTTCTCCCATAATCGCTCAAATCCTTCGGGATCTGGCAATGAACCACCCTCGGCGTCCATTTCTGCTTCAACCGCTTTAAAATCTCGTAATAAATCTTCATCTGAAAATCCATAAAGTTTCTGTAGCAATTCTGTAATTTCATCTCTCTTTTTCATACCGTTTCCTCCTCAAGATCAATTATACTGCTATTGCTTTCTGGGATTAAGTGGAAATATTATCCATTCTATTTTTGCTTATTCAAGCAACATTCTATCATATTTTGCGAATACTATAAAGATAGATTTGCCAAAACAAGCAACGAAGAGGCGATATATGATTAAAGAAACATCTATAAAAAATGATAATGGCATATTAATTGGAAGCAATATTAAAAGATTAAGAGAAGCCAAGGGCATGAAATCTGGTGATCTTGTGCGTCAAGTTCATCTGAAAGGTACTAATATCACTGCATTCAGTCTGTCCAAAATTGAGGCAAACACACAACATATCAAAGCCAGCCAGCTGAAGGCAATCAAAGAATCTTTGAATTGTTCGTATGAAGAGTTATTCGCAAGCGACGAGGAGTAATCCCCGCCGCTATTATTATGCCCTAAATCTGGTCAGGCAAATCTATCTCCCATATCTCCTGGGCCCCATTGTCGCGGGTATGCCAGCAGGCTCCCTCCAGGGGACCATCCGCCGTGTTGTCCAGGAAATACCAGTCGCCAGTACCGTCCGCTGGGTCGCATACGTGGCCATCCCAGCGGTGCCAGCCGGTGCACATATACCCATCTGGATTGAATAGGTACCAGTGATGATTGATCACGCACCACTGGTTCGCGGGGTAGCTGCCGTCTGGCCTCCGGTACCAATAACCGATCCCGGTGCGGACCCAGCCCACCGCCGGTGCCCACGTCCGCATGAATGCCTCCGGGGTGCCGTAGGTCTGTATCAGCTGAGTGGGCGTGCTCCCCCAGTCCGGCAGGTACAGATGGGGCTTGTCCTCCAAGCTGGACCAATCGCCGCCCCAGGCCAGCCCCAGGGACTTGGCAATGGCCGCGGCGCGGCCGAACAGGCCAGTATTGTCGTTGTAGCTGTCGTCACTGGTTTTGCCGTCGCCGTCCACGTCCATCATCAGAAAGAAGTCAAAGGCAATGCCCCACTGGTGCTGGGAACGGTAGGATGTGCCTCGGGCGTTGGTGACGATCTGACCGGGCTTCGTACGGCCCTGAGCATAGAGTGCTTCCTGCTCCTCAACCGTCCGCAGGGTCTCACCGATTCCCACGATGATCCCTTGGGCTGCACAGTCCTGGATCCACTTGGCCGCCAGCTGCTGCAGGCGGGGATGGCATAATGTAATGTCTCTCATAATGTATATTCCTCCAATCTAATAGGGCCCTGGGATTCCCCAGGGCCAAAGGACAATCGATTATTCGGTTACACCAGGTCCATGTTCCGGATTCTGATCATCGTCGTGTTTCGGACCGCCAGGATTCCCGGGTGCCGGAAGCCCCACTTCTGGACCATACTGGCTATCGATGTCCTGCTGATAACCAGGGCCGCTCTTAACATAGTGCCCGCAATCATCCACCACCGGTTCCAGTTTGCTGTGGTCGTTGATGTCGCAGTGATCCGCGTCGTGCGGATCGCAATTCCTGTGCAGTTTCTCTTCCTTATTAATTTCTTTCATGTCTGATCTCCTTTCAAATTTCAACAATAAGTTTCGTGTGGCTCTAACCCTGCCACCGGAAGATAGTCGGATCACCGCCTTTCTACTTTCCGGTTCCTGTTTTCTGCGACTGCGTGCCAAAATAGAATCCAACAATCATTGTGAAAATTGTCAGAAACTGCTCTCCCGAAATCTCACCGGTACAGGTAAGCCCAATAAAGCCCCCCGTCAACGCCAGTGTCATTAGGCTTTTCACGTCAATTAATTTTGCAAATTTTTCCTTCATCTTATCTCACCTCACTTTATGTACTGAGCCATGATATAAATTAAGCCGGTAGCAAGTGCACCAGCCATTGCCCCTACCATTGTGTTAAAGATGGTTCGTTTCATGCTGCTCCACTGTTCTGCCGGTGCCGCCTCCAATTTTGCCAGCCTGTCCCCTTGCTTTCCCTGGACCTCAATCATGGTCTGCATATTCAGAGCCAACTCCTTAACCGACAACACCAACTCTTGAATGGTTTTGCTCTGTTCCTCTTGCTCCTCCATGCGGTGTTTCAGGGATTTTATCTGCTGGTCGTGATTTTCCAGCTTAACAGCGATATCCGTCTCGTTCATAGCAATACCTCCAGAAATTATTTCGCAGAAAGAATCTCCTGCTTCTGTGCCTCGGTAATCCAGCCTTTAATTACGGCATTAGCCAAACCGATTGCGGTCAGCTTCCCGGTAACATATAATCTTTTCAATCTCTCATACATTGTTTATCCCTCCAGACTTGCCACTACTAAAGCGTCAACAGTTGCATTTAACTCGGATATTTCCTTTTTGGTTTCAGCCAGCTCCGCCCGAACATCACCAACTGACAGTTCGATAATATATACCGCGTCCGTCACATCTCGGTATTCCATAATCGGATTACCATCGACGTCAGTTGCTCCAGTATCAACCGATTCCCGGCCAACCACATATCCTTTCTGCTTCTTGCAACCAATCTGATAACGGTATCCCTTCTTAATGTCGTATTCGTCGCCCGCACCATCCAAAATGGTGATCATGGCAACATTATCTACCACATCAGTTTCTGCTTCCACTTCGGAAAGCGTTCGATTACCACAGCGTGTAATAAGAGTCAGTTTTGTCTTATCCGCGTTCTCTCTGAGACCGCCCGCGACGATCTCATACACACTTCCATTTGCCAATCTGGCTTTTTCGTAATTACTCAT